CAGGTCCACAAGGTGCTACAGGCATTCAAGGCGATACAGGTGCGACAGGTGAAATTGGAGCAACTGGATCAACAGGACCAGATGGAGCTACAGGTAGTACAGGTCCAGATGGAGCTACAGGTAGTACAGGTCCAGATGGAGCAACTGGATCAACAGGACCAGATGGAGCTACAGGTAGTACAGGTCCAGATGGAGCAACTGGATCAACAGGACCAGATGGAGCTACCGGTGCTTCAGGCGCGACAGGTCCCGCAGGTCCACAAATACTATATATTTTAGCTAACGCCAATCTCACAGCGACTGCGGGAGCATATTATCAAATTGAAAATTCTGTAGCTAATGCTAATATTAATTTCACATTGCCAGATGGTAGTGGATTGTCAACGGGTAATTTTGTAAGAATTAATCCTTATGCTCTTGCTGGAGCTAACTTCCAATATTTCGTTGTCACTAACGGAGCAAATAGTGCAGGTATTCAAGGATTATCAGCACCATTGAGTGCTAATACTCCTACTACTTTTGTTTGGGGCGGCGGCTTTTGGTACTACAGTAATTAATTTTTTAAAATAATACCCTAGTATAAGTAATCGTATGAGATTTCATATACTAGGGTTGCCACATACAGTCACAAGCAAAGAATACAATGCTTGCGCATATACACAAAAAGTTTATAAGTTCGGCAAAATGATGACCGAGCGAGGTCATGAAGTTATTCATTACGGTCACGAAGAAAGTGATCTACAGTGTACAGAACATGTCACAGTATTGACAAATAAAGACTTGAAAAAAGCATACGGCAATTATGATTGGCGTAAGAATTTTTTCACTTACAATACCCAAGATCACGCTTATCAGACATTCTATGCTAACGCGATCAAAGAGATAGAAAAGCGTAAGCAGAAACACGATTTCATACTTCCCTTCTGGGGGTCAGGAGTTAGACCAATCTGTGATGCGCATCCCGACCTTATCACAGTAGAACCCGGAATAGGATATGCCGGTGGGCATTGGGCAAGATGGAAGATATTTGAGAGCTATGCGATATATCATGCGTATTATGGACTCAGCGCGGTTGGCACATGTAAGCAAGACTGGTATGACGCTGTGATTCCCAATTACTTTGATCCTGATGACTTTGAGTTCAAAGACAAGAAAAAAGATTATTTCTTATTCTTGGGGCGTGTATACTCAGGAAAAGGAGTTCATATCGCAGTACAAGCCACAGAGGCTATCGGTGCTAAATTAATTGTCGCGGGGCAGAATCCTGATAATATGCGATTCCCCGACAATGTAGAATTTGTAGGGTATGCGGATGTTAACAAACGAAAAGAATTGATGAGCAATGCCAAAGGAGCATTTGTCGCTAGTCAGTATGTAGAACCGTTTGGCGGTGTTCAAATGGAATTGTTATTTAGTGGCACTCCAACTATCACAACCGATTGGGGAAGTTTTACCGAGAATAACATACACGGAGTAACCGGATATCGTTGTAAAACATTTGAACATTTTACATGGGCAGCAAAAAATATAGACCGCATCGATCCAAAGAACTGCCGTGAATGGGCCAACAACTTTACATTAGACAAAGTTGCTCCCATGTATGAAGAATACTTTCAACAGGTATTAGATGTTTATCAAGGCAAAGGCTGGTATCAAGAAAGAAATGATCGCAGTGAATTAGACTGGCTCAAGAAAGAATATCCAAGACACCCAGAAAGATTAAACTATGATTTCATGGAAGATCAAGAAAAGCCTTTTGCCAATAGATTAGGAGCATGGGTAAAGAATGTTCTAGATCCTGAGACAGTTTTAGATATAGGATGCGGTCCAGGACACTTCGTATATGCCTGCCGATATCATGGAATCGATGCTAAAGGATACGATATCGATGAGAGAGTGCGTGGCAAAGAACACCTTGAATACAAGAGCGTGTTCGACATAAAAGATGAAAAAGCGGATGTGGTTATCTGCCTAGAAGTAGCAGAACATATCGACAGTGAATTCGAAGATGAGGTCGTTATCAAAGTCGCCAATGCTACAAAACACACATTGATATGGACGGCAGCCGCAGTTGGTCAAGGCGGTATAGGTCATATCAATTGTAAAGATAAGCAAGAGTGGGCCGATAAACTCACTAAAGCAGGACTCACGAGGAACATCGAAAAAGAAAATACCCTGATCGATGACATGCGCAAAGGGTATCACATGGGTTGGTTCACACAAAATCTTTTATACTTTGAGCGCATATAATTAAATTCCCCTTTCAATAAATATAAGAAAGGGGAATTTTTTAATGCCGAAGCGTGATCCTAGAACAATAATAGATATAAACACAGATCCAGCACTGCAAAAAAGAAAAAAATCTGAAAGAAGGTATAAGGTAGTAATACCATCTGTTCCAAAATATCACTATAAAAAAGATACCTTTGATGTAAGAGATTATCACTATACTCCCAAGAGTTTAAATGATCCCACAATAATTAGAGAATCTGTTGATCTAAGACCCTATTGTACTGAAATAGAACAACAGGGCACTTTAGGTAGTTGTACCGGACAAGCTATTGCCGGAGCGATTGAATTACTATATAAAAAACAAGAATTATCTGTTGATGTAAGCAGATTATACATCTATTATTACGAAAGATTTTTGATTAATACTTTGCATATAGATAGCGGAGCTAGGATCAGGGACGGGATCAAAGCTACAAATAAATGGGGAGCACCATTAGAAAGATTATGGCCCTATGTGATTCATAAATTCAAAGATGAACCTTCTCCGCAAGCGATTGAAGACGGATTAAAAAGAAAAGTTACCCGTTATGAAAGGATAGAAGATTTTATAGGATGCATAGATGCGTTGAATGATGGACTACCTGTCATCATAGGATTTTTAGTTTATTCTAGTTTTGAAAATACAGAAAATAAAAAAAGAGGTATCATGCAGTATCCAGATACAAGAAAAGAAAAATTATTAGGAGGTCATGCGGTGTTATTGGTAGGGTATGATAAAGCACAACAACATTTCATCGCAAGAAATAGCTGGGGACCTTGGTGGGGAGACGGCGGATATTTCTATATGCCTTTTGAGGTGATAAAAAATCGCTCCATGAGTTTTGATTTTTGGACTATCAATTCGGTATCAATGCCATAAAAAAAGCCCCTTACGGGGCTTTTTTGTTCGTAGCCTATCTTACTCTGCCGGCTGTACAGCAGTCAAAACATCAGTGACAGTGGTCTCTGATTTGTTCTTAGCACGGGCCTTGATTGCGTCAAGGCTAGGTTTTGCCTTAGATACTTTGACCTTGACTTCGTTCTTGCGTGATTCTTTCTCACGATCCTCGATACTATCATTGATAGTAGCCTGATCCTCGGCACTTGCGAACTCGGGGCGGGTCAGCATATACTTGAGCGCCTCGACCTTAGTCATCTCGCTGGGAAGCTCAATGAACTCACAACGGGTAGCGCCGCCCTTATTGAATTGCTTGATACGGCGAATCATGTCATCCGTGAAGCGGACTTTTGCGTTGCCGTTGTGAACAGTGATACCAACTACCTTGAAAGTTTGAACAGACATAAAATACTCCTTAGAGTTAGACAAAGTTTAAAAAATGTGCTAGATAGCACAGACATCATGATAACAAAAGTAAATGGTATTGTCAAATACTTTTGTTACCAAAATCAGACAGGACATGCCGATTCCGAGATCAACAGCCTCCCATACATAGCCCGGGCCATTGAGATCGCTTGGAAAGGATCATTAGCAGTGATATACATCTTACCAAAACCTGCGCCCGGCTCATCCTTGAATTTAACCAGTACCCAATATTGTTTCATTTTACGATCTCCATTCCTAGAAAAATTAAAACACTGAGAAAACCTGCATCGTTGAGGGGGTATGTATTCATGCCCCTAGAAAACAAAAAATCCTTGATACTTTCCATTCTCATGACCTCACTTAGTGACAACATAGGGCTTGTTCCAGCGACCGATTTCAAGGTCATAGTAATAAGCGGTGTCGAAATAATCCGTCATCGCATCGCTACGGTCATAGTAGTCAGCCGCCTTGAGAGCCTCGAAAGCTTCGGTCAAGAATTCCTTAGCGACTCCATCGAAATGATCCTGGAACCAGTAGGGGTTGACATCGGTGTAATTCTCGGTGATCGCACGGAATCCACCATTGCGTTGATATTGACTACTGCCGCAGACCTCGTTACAGTTGGCGATGAAGTCGATCGGACCAGACTTCAGGGTCAGACAGATTGCCATGTGATTGCGCACACGCAGGCTGCCCTTGACACCATACTTCTTGAGTACGGGCTTGAGTGCTTCTGCGATTTTTGCTTTGCGTTCTTGGTTCATGTAAGCCATTTATTTCTCCGTTTGATCAGTTTCAATACTATGTATTATACACCCAGATTGATTTATTGTCAAATTTAGGATCCGGTAGTAAGGATCAGAGTGTCGCCAAACTGCCGGAAATTTTCGATGTAAACATGGTGATCATCACCGCTGTCACGGATGCAAGCATTGGCCGCAACAAACAATGCCGCCCAAGTAGAACCATTGATATTGCAACTTACACCCTTGCCATTGGCAAATTCTTTATAGACGACACGGGTAACACCTTCGTATGGGAAACGGTCACTGAGGTTATCTACCTCGTAGATAGACCAGATCGCATCCAGTCCTAGTTCCTTCTGGACACGATTGTAATGTGTATACTTGCGGTCGAATGCATCATTATCCTGATCATATGCGCCCCTGAGTGCGGTACGGATGATCTCTACTTGCTCATTGACCTCGTAATTGTGCAACCGATCCAGGGCACAGAGGGCGTTGTGAAGGACTTTGAATTCTTCTGCTTTGAGGGTAATATCGCAATTCATTTAAATCTCCTGTTCGTTCACTGTATGAAGACTATTATATACCCAAAGTGATTTATTGTCAAACCTGTTCCAACATGCTAGCCGGGACACGCCATGAACGGGGCAGATAACTACCGCGATCCTCACGCACGATCACAAATTTTCGATTGATCTTTTCTACCGATCCGATGACTACACTACCTGTACGACTATTGGCGAATTTGACCCTGCTACCGAGCCTCAATTCACGGACACTTTCTTTAGTCAACTGACCACGGCGAAATTTGATAGCCGTGATAATCGAATTAAGTTGGTCATTATTAAAATCACCGAACATGATGCTAGTGTTAACCTCTTGAATCGTAGCCATTTCCTAGTCCTCTTGATTAGTTTCAATACAAGTATTGTATACCCAGAACCATTTATTGTCAAATTCTTTTGAGGTATATGAAAAGGTCTTTTTTATTCTTGGGTTGCCACCACTTGCCCTCGGGACCGCAATTTTCTTCCCGTATCTTCATGCGAGTGTACCGGCATGTCTCGTATCCGCCACGAACCTTGCGTGTTCCTCCCACAGGACTGGGTTCTATCCTGTCAGGTTTGTAGGTTTTTCGGCATTTATATTTGAAATCGTCATTGTAGAAAAAATCGTACCAAGGATAAAAACTGTGGATACAGTCTTTACACAATACTTTTTCCTCTTCCATACTTGCTCCTATTCTGAGAAGTCTAGGTTTTTGTGTTTTGGCTTGCGCCTGTATTGGTTCTTGACCGTTTGCTTTTTTGGTTGAAAGGGTAGATTGCCATCGAACAGGGCTTTATGTGCCCTGAACTTTGGCGTCTTGACTGTAAATGAAATGATTTCTTTTTTCATGATATTGATAGTGTACTACCAATATTATTTATTGTCAAATTTCGGCAAACTCATTCTTGACATACCACTGGATCAGCCTCTGCTGGATGAGGGTGATGAGATCGCCCGCCTCGTCATCAACTAAAAATCTTACAGGGCACTTGCTCCATGTTCGATATTTTTGAAATTGTGCGAACCATTTGCGATGATCGCTATTGTCAGGATCAAATGCTACCAATGGACGCTGATAATAATAAAGTTTACTCAATTGTGAACCTCACTTGTTTAACGGATTTGATAGTAAAACTACGCCAACCTTCTACATCTAGATCATATACTGATAGTGTATTTTCCGACTTCTTTTTTGGCTTCACAATAGTATCTTCTTTTACCGTTTCTTTGGGCAATAGATCCTTGAGTAATGTACAACGCATGACCCTTTCTGATCCATCTTTTTTGATAAAGGTCACAGTGACTATGAAATTTTTCAATGCCCCACTCAACCAACCAGTGAACAATTCCCAATCATGGTCAGTCCATTCTATAGCAGGTTTGTATTCATTCATTAATTCTAAAGATTTTTCCATTTTTAAAACACCAATCTAAATAGACCAATACTGTCTATAGTTACTAAAAGCATATAATTAGCAAGCATTCCAACAGACTTCCTAGTATATGCGGCCCATGCAAAAATCATACATTGGATAATAAAGAGTGGGTACAAGATCAAAAAATGGAGGATTGGGTACAGTCACGGCCATTGCAATAGCACATCCAATGCTCAACAACCAGGCTAATACTTCTAATACACACCTTATCCTATTTTACTTATAATCTTCTTTAATCCAAATAAATACACCATACAAAAACTCATTCATTTGTTAAATCTAAGTGTATAGACCTTGCCCTCGTATGTAAATGTGATCTGTGAATAACTATAAACACTTTGACTAGTTGTTTGTCCATATCGAGTTTCCATGCGGCAACGCCTTTCTATATTAGCAGGATTATCACGATTGGCAATGATAGCGCCAAGAACTGCGCCTGCCGTTCCAGCACCATCACTTTTACTAACTTGATTACCAACTGCCGAACCGATGGCCCCACCAATGATAGTTTTACCTAGATCGGCTCGACCCGGAACAGCAACATCTTCACACACCTGAACATGTGTGGGGGTGCGTGTCACAATATCACGGAACATATCTTGCACATATACATTGTGTTGTGCAGATGCGATACCGGGAACTAATGCGATACTAGCCAATAGTTTTTTCATTCTTTTTTCCTTTATGTTTATCAATAACTTCTTGCAGAATGATCTCTACCATTTTATTTATAGTGATATCGCGGCGATGTGCCTCTAGTGCCAATACAAGTATTTCACGGTCATCTAGATCAACACCTACACTGACCCTCGCATCGAACTCACGACCATTGAAAATAGCATGGGCTTTCTCAACAAAGTCATCAAACTCGTCGAGGGTGACCCATTTACAGTCATCATATGCGATATCAAAAGGAACATTTCTTTCTAGTGATTCATCTTTTAAAGCATCCAAAGAATCAGGATTGAGCCAACGATATGGTTTGATATCGTCATCACGGCTAGTGACTTCTACCGAATAAACAGTTTGGTCAGTGGAATCAAAGATGCAAGTACCATATGCATGGTCTGATTCAAAATCCAAAAATCTTGCATTGGGTCCGAAACAATTCCAACCGTACTCACTGCCGCCCGCGATTTTATAATCAAATGTTTCACATACTCTGGACATCAACATAACAAGCTCCTATAATGTCTCTATATAATATAAAAAAACATGTAAATTGTCAAGAATTGTTTACCCAATGATTAAAAGTGAACTTATCAAAATAACCATAGCAATAAAAAGCACTGTTGTGGCTTTATATAAATGGTAAAAAAATCTATCTAAAAAATATTGATTATTTCTTTTCATATTTAATTTTCCTTTGAATTGTTTTTCTTTTGCTGGTCCTGCAGCCACATGGCTGCACATACTGCCTCAAGTTTTTCACTAGGCTTGCTCAGATCAAGCACATTTTTTTCTCCCTGAGAATGGGCTTCAACCAAATCTTGGACAGTAAACTGTCGATCACGATACATTGTTACTGTGATGAGTGCGCCCGCAAGGGCCGAGATTACACCCACAACAATAAAACCTATAATATATAATCGATTTTGCATCATATTGATCCTTTATATAAATAATGTCAACTAATTTTTTTATCACTAATTAACCGTTCAAAAGTTTCAAAAAGTTTTTGGAACTTGATATTATACAATTCCTCGACTCCAATCAGCATGTTACTAATCTTGTCCACACGATCTGGCTCTAGAGGAGCGTCCAATACATATTCGGTGATATGTTTAATGTCACCGGTAACATTCCAGCAATCTAAAATTTGCTGTTCTAAATCAAAACGATCTTTCATTCCAAACCCCCTATCTTGATACCAAAATGATTGGCGATATATTTCATGCTATTCATATCATCACAATTGGCAATACATTCCCGCACAATCAACTCGGCGAATAGTTGCATCTTGTGATCGGAAAAAGTATACATCCGATCGCTGACCAGTTGGCTGGTCTCTTCGTCAAAAAAAGCTTCTTCGAGCAGTTCTCGGATGCGTGGGTTCATGCTGTGTCCTTGAGTTTGTGCATCATGGCTTCTTGTTCCAGTTGCTGGGCCACTAGCGCAGCTCCTCGCTGAATTTTTCGATAAACAGGAGGGCACGCACCTCAGCCGAGGCCGCCTGCAGTGACGCCCCATCTGTCTGCTCAAGATGGCGGGAGAGCCGCTGAAGACCGGCCTCGCGCGCCTGCCCACAGGCAAGGCGCAGGGCCGCGAGGGATGCCTCACGCTCAGGGCAGGACTGCTCGCGCGCCGCCTCAAGGGCTTCTCGCCATTCCATCTGCTGCTCCAGAAAGGCGGCAGGCATGCGGGTGTTGCTCTCGGCCTCGATGGACAGCCCCTGCAGGCTGAGCAGGTAGGCTGCACGCCGGAGTGGCTCCCGGAGGGTCTCGTAGGCCTCGTGGATGCGTGTGGACCACTGCAGGGCAATCCGCTTCTGGGCCGGCCCCGCCGCAGCAAATCGATCGGGATGGACGACGGCCTGAATGCGCTGGCGGGCCTGATCGAGTTGATGAAGGTCGACCTGAAATCCCACGGGCAGCCCGAGCAGCACAAAGTGATTCTGATCGAGCCCGCCAGACTGCACGACAGACTCAGACCTGGAAGGATTCACCGCAGCCGCAGTCAGCATCATCCGTGGATCCACCATGCCCGATCTTGGCACTCCTGCCAGGATGTGTTATATGGACGAGAACCAACACACTGTTCGGCAAACTCTCTAATCCGTTCGTTCATTCTTCGTATACTCCAAAATGTTCTAACAAAAGATAGCCCGGACCAGTGGTAAATGGGCCGGCATTTTTATTGATTGCCATAGCACACTCGACTATAATCAACTCGGCAAACTTTTTATAGTCAAAATCTCGCAAACCTTCATGGTCACTACCATAAGGAGCAATAAGACCAGACTGCTCAGCGAGTTCTCGTATCCGTTCGTTCATCGTTTAACTCCGAAAATTTGTTCTGGCATCATTACAACCCCTGCAATGCGACCATCAGATCACTATAATTGTTGAATACTTGATCAGCAACACCACTACATCGAAGAATTATAAAATTTCGATTATAGATTTCCACTGTAGCATCAAGTGATCTAGCACGACCAAAAGTAACACTCTTGAACTTGGTGCCTTTCTTGTTGACATGTTCACCTTGTAATACGCCATAAGGTGCTGTAAAGTCGCTACGACTCATTGCGTAGTTATACACAGCATCACTGATTTCTTGGCTATTCATTCTTCAACTCCGAAATGTCCCTTGAGATTGGCAATGATAAACGATTTTGTCAACAATAACTGGCCCGCATCAGTGGCAGGAGAACCATCGATCCAATCGCAACATTCCCGAACAATCAACTCGGCGAAATTTTCTAACGGTATAAATGTATCATCTGGCAAATTGTCTAATTGTAAATTAGCCTGTAAAGCAAGTTCTCGGATGCGGTCGTTCATCATTTGACTCCAAAATGTTCTAACAAAAGATAGCCCGGACCAGTGGTAAATGGGCCGGCATTTTTATTGATTGCCATAGCACATTCGACTATAATCAACTCGGCGAACTTTTCAACATCTTCCATCTTGCCATCGGTATCATATTGAATCAAACCAGCTTCTTTAGCGAGTTCTTTAATTCGTTCGTTCATCATTTAACTCCAAAAGTATTGAGTTGGGGTTGTAGTGTGTTGATCAACTCGGTCTCCCTGGCGTGAGCGGCTTTTTTACCACGCACAACCTCAACCAGACCAAACACAAAATTCTCACCACCATATTCACGGAGACTACGACTCAAGCCCCAATCTTTGTTCTCAGTCATGGCCCGTTGCATATGCTTTTGCATGCGACGGATCAGTGTCCGTTTAACATTTCCATTAAAAGATAATACCGTCAATCCAATATATTCCTGACCCGTAACATTGTTACGGATATAGTAGATAACTTGATTGCGGTCTGTTCGTCGTTTTCTCAGCATGTATACAGTATAGCACCATGTTGATTTATTGTCAACCTTGACTATTTAAAACGGATTGTATCACGATCTCAGCAAGTTTGTGTTGTCTATCCGCAACATCCTGTTCCCAGGGTAGTTTCATATATTCTTTATAGGGTAAACTATTGAGATTCCTGACATTATGTATATTTCCTTCCCACATATATATGCCTTCTCGCAATACCTGTAGTTTGCCCGTGTGTGTCTGATTCATATGTAAAAGTTCGTGAATCACTGGCGCAAAAACTTCCCTATGATTTAACAGATAATTCATTCTTATCCTATTTTTGAAGCGCCAATCTAACATAGTTTCAGCATATACATTTTTTGGAAGCTTTTTAAATTCAATCTGTATTTGATCTGGAATTTTTACCTCGAGGCTAAAAGCTTCACAAATTTTTGTGATCATTATTTCTCTCAGGGTATCGACTTCTCCGGTGCTGTATATAAATTGTATATTCATATATCTATTTAGCCAAAAAGATAGGACCTTTCGGTCCTATCTCAATCCCAGCTCTTTCTGTAATGTTCACGAAATCCCACAGTTCCTCCCTGAGCTTCGATCAATTTAAGTGCGTCCTCAAAAAGGATAGGTCTGTAATCAGTGTGTTCTACACAAGCGCACCAGTAATCAGGGTCAATTACTTTTTTCCCATGTTTATTATCTTTGAGTACCCTATTATAGTGCAAATGTCCATGGATGTTAGTTCCAAATCTTCCTAAACTTTCAGGATGCACGGGAATATGACTAAGAACTAACCCATTCAATACATGGTACGCCCTGACATCTTTAAAAAATTCAAGATACTCATCGATTTTAAAAATATCATGATTGCCCTTGATCAGTACCTTCTCACCATTTAATCTATATAGGGTGTTGAGTGCTTTGCGATTGATGACCACATCACCAAGATGATAAACTTTATCGTTTGGGCGAACGGTTTCATTCCATCGTTTTACCATTTCTTCGTCCATCTCGTCAGGATCATCCCATGGGCGTAGTTTAGTACCATCGTCTTTGGTAAAACGGCATACACCTAGATGACCAAAGTGTGTGTCACTGGTAAGAAATACTGCGGGCATGATTTTCTCCTATTCTTTAAAGATATGCGGTAACCATCCCGCAAATGCTATCAACCAACCCAATTGATCGGGATCTATGATATAGAGATACCCAGAAATAATTGCGATTGAACCTGCCAGTGTTTTTGTTAATGTAGACATTTTTGTCTCCTTTTAAAAAAACACTATACTATAAAAAAAATATTAACGCAAGTTTATTTTCGTTTTTGGATCAAGAATTAAAGAATCCCAATTTTTTCTAAAATTACCCCACACATCTTTTTCGTTTTTATATGTCGATAATAATGGTAAAATTTCAGGTTTATACTTTTTAACTATTTCTTTTTGTATTTTAGCGTCAACTGCATTGGATACTAAATCTTTTACAGATAATCCTAGCATAATTTGAGGTATTCTTATATCATAGAAAGGACTGAAACCATAATTATTATCAAGGTGCCAGTACTGAAAATCATAAAAAATTGTAGACCATAAATATTTTTTTAAATCTTTTTCATCACTAAAAGTTAATTTAGTCTCGTTATATCGTTGTAGTGCAGGTCTTTTCAAGAACCAATAAAGATAATCATTCTCAGAGGCTACCGTGTCGATAGTTTTTCCTACATAGTTTGCTAGAGCATTGATGGCTTCTCCATCTCTGAACTGTATCATCTCTGCATCATAGCCAGTGAAATACCAATTGGTATTTTTTTTAAAACTATAAATGTTATAACCCCAATATTTTTTTGAAACTATTTCTATAAATTCGTTATTGTATTCTCTCGTTCTTCCTATGATAGATTCGAATGTATTGTCATAAGATTTAGGTAAATATACTTCCAAATTGTAGGATTTGGTAACGAAATCCAAGATAGCCCAGGTCGTCATTGTGTCTAGACCTGCACTAAACAATAGATTTTTTTCTAAGATATTATTATACTTTAAAAAATTTACTGTGTTTTCGTAAAGTATATCTCCAATTTTATCGGTAGCCTGTTCCAATGTTAAACTGTGTGTCTCGTAATAGGGCGTTTCTTGATAAGATAATTGAAATGTGTCTTCTAAACACAGGTTCGTTAAACAATTATTAACATCATATAAAGGAAATCCTCTCAATACAGGATGAAAAACATTATTATTAGATATTACGCACCATTTTCCTGCAGGCTTATAACCACAAATTATATCATCTAACTTATCAGATAAAACACATTCTGTACTATATCCTTTATACCAAACATCACCCTGATTACTCCAGCCCTGATCTAGCTGAAGGTTATCGCTTACTTGAGTAAGTCCCTGTATATTGATATTTTTTCCGATTATAAAAAACATAATATTGGAGCGGGTAGAGAGAATCGAACTCTCGACTAAACCTTGGCAAGGTTTCGTTTTACCATTAAACCATACCCGCTAATTTGGTGGATCGTGACAGGTTCGAACTGCCGACATTCACGGTGTAAGCGTGACGCTCTACCAACTGAGCTAACGATCCTTATCTACCTTGACCCCTGTATCTCTTGAAACTTCTTTTTTCTGTTTTATTCAATGTGCTAGTCTTGACGATTCCACCTTGACTAGTTCTTTTTACTACACTACTTTGTTTGTTTACTGATTTAGACATTACCTTTTCCTTTTAGTATTGGTGGAGGTGACAAGGATCGAACTTGCGACCTATAGCTTGCAAAGCTACCGCTCTACCAAATGAGCTAATCCCCCATCAAATGGTGCTCAGGGAGGGATTTGAACCCACACTGTAATGCTCCTAAGGCATTCGTCTCCTGCCGTTGGACTACCTGAGCAAATGTGGGTAGAGATGGATTCGAACCAACTAGGCCTGTTAAGACGATGGATTTACAGTCCATTGCGACCCTCCAACTTCGCCGTCTACCCAGTGCTGGTGAACAACCTGACGCACTTCTCTCTTCAGTTGTTCCAAAGGACAAGGAAAGTGCTAAAACGTCCACCCAGCAAACAACATCGGGGTGACAGGAGTTGAACCTGCGACAGCCGCGTCCCAAACGCGGTACTCTACCAAGCTGAGCTACACCCCGACGAAAAACTGTTAAAGAACTGCTGCTCAACTAGGATTTGAACCTAGAACACCCTCGTTAACAGCGAGGCGCTCTACCGTTGAGCTATTGAGCAATCACTATATATTATATGTTATTTTCATTTAAACCAGCTTATTTTAGTAGATTTTAAAAACGCACTGCATATATTTTATATATGGGAGCTGCTAAAGTATCATCTAAACCAGGTCATAAAAATTGTATTCACCGTTTTCGCTATCTGGGTGACAAGAGAGTCATACCTGTGCAGCAAGGCAATCGCATGATTGGCTATGTGGACGGTCAAGCTGTTTGTGATGCTCATGGACGTGAATTGAACTTCAAACAAATTGGTGAGCTCAGAACACCACCAGAAGAACCCAAGGCTAAGAAATGATCATTGTGGATGCTTTAGGCCTGCTGTTTGTTTGTTCCCTGGCCTTTGTTGTTAATTTATTAGAAGTTTAATGGTAGGGAATAACGGTTTCGATCCGTTTACTTCGCCGTGTAAAGGCGACGTGATAGCCACTTCACCAATTCCCTATATCATTATTATACTGGAATAATATTATCTTTCAATAAAAAAATGGCGGACAGGGTAGGATTCGAACCCACGGAAGCTTTTAAACTTCTCCCGATCTCAAATCGGGCGCCTTAGACCAGCTCAGCCACCTGTCCCGCTGCGGTATGACAGAATCGAACTGTCACTCGATGCTTGGCAAGCACCAGTTCTGCCACTAAACTAATACCGCAAAATGTAGTCCCGAG